GATTCGGTACGGGGGCGAAACCCGCCCCCGGCTCAACACAAACTTTTTAGGAGAAGCAAATCATGAATGCAAGATACGTTCAGAAAGGCGAGTCCATTGACTACCGCCCTGAAACCGACGTCAAATTCCAGACCATTATCCCGTTCGGCGGTTTTGTCGGGATCACTCGTCTCGACATCCGTGCCGGTGAACTCGGTGCGGTTGCCGTGACCGGCGTCTTTGAATCCCCCAAGGCGAACGAAGCCATCGACGTCGGCGATGCCGTTTACTGGGACACCGAAAACGACGTCGCCACCAAGGAACAGACCGGCGTCTACCTCGGACTCGCGGTGGCGAATGCCCAGGCGAGCGCCGACTTCGTGTACTACCTGCTCAATGCGGGCGCGACTGGGGGAAGTGCCGGTAGCGCGGGTACTGCCATCGCCGACCTCGGTGACCTGACGAACGATTCCGAATCCATGGGCGTTCTGAAGGAAAAAGTCAACAGCATTCTCGGTGCCCTTCGTTCCGCGGGCATCATCGCGGCCGGTTAAGCACATGGGACTCCTGGAAGAAGGCGCACACTGGCTGGAATCCCAGCGGAATGCCTGGCTCTCCGTCCCCGTGGAATATCTCCGCTGGGACGGGGAGCGGCTCCGGGTCTCCGCTTCTCTCGGACGGACGCTGTTCAAAGTCGAGAACTCTTACGGGACTACGATCCATGTGTATTCCCGCGATTTCCTGATTGCGGCTGATGTCCTGCCGAAGGAACCGCAGAAGGGAGACAAAATCTTTTACGAAGGCGTCGAATACGAAGTGCTGGCACCGCAGGACGAGCCTGTCTGGCGATGGAGCGGAACGACCAACGAGGTGCGAAGAATCCACACGAAGGAGATAGGAAAACTATGACCGAAAACAAAGAATATGTGCCGGATACCCGCGATCTCTGGCATGAAGTGAACCAAGCAAGGCTGGACATCGCGGAACTGCGCGGGATGCTGAACATGCACTTTGGCAGCGGACAGCACCACTTCCCGCCCTGCAAGCCTGCCGCCGACCTCCCAAAGATGATGATCTCCACGCTTGGAGCCGCTCTCCTTGCGGTTCTTGCCGCGGTCGGAAATCTCGTTCTGGAATTGATTCGGGGGTGAATATGGACTGCATGTTACTGTGCGAAGCCGTGGCCGCAAGCCTCGGCGAATGGAACGCGAAGCCGGCATTAGCTCCGGAATTCACTCTGCGTGACCTCGAAGAACTGAAAGTCGTGGTCGTGCCCGTCGAGCTGACGTATCGGAACATCAGCCGGGCTTTGAAGGAACGCACGGTGAAGCTCCAAATCGGCTTCATGAAGCGGGCGAAGAAAGAACAGCTTGACGAACTGCTGGCGACCGTGGAGAAGCTCGGAATGAGTTTCTCCGGCAAAGAATTCTGCGGAGCGAAGTGCATCGCGGTCGGATTCAATCCGATCTATGCCGCAGACCAGCTCCGGGAACGAAACCAGTTTACGAGCGTCATCGAACTCACATTCCGCGATACTTGCAAACGCCAGGAAGAATAAAAATCGGAAAAAAGGGAGCCGCGAATGTCCGTCAAAATGCATTTCAAGTTCGATGAACGGCGGCTCGTGGAGGCAGTCCGGAAGGCGAATTACAGCTCTCTCCGCAGGGCCGGCGCTTACATCCGGGCGACTGCACGAAACGTCGTCCATCGTTCCAAATCTTCGTCCGCTCCCGGCACACCTCCGCACACCCGGCGCGGGCTTCTCCGCAGGTCGCTCCTGTTCGGAGTCGACAAGCAGAAGATGAGCGTGGTCATCGGTCCGGCCGAAAAGTTCATCGGAATCTCGATGACCGCGCATGAGTTCGGCGGACTGTACCGCAGACGCCGCTACCCGAAACGGCCCCTCATGGGACCGACACTGAACAAGGCTGCACCCCAGCTCCCGAAGCTGTGGGAAAATGCGGTCAAACCCTGAAAATGAAAGGACATGCTTATGGCCATTGTACTTGGTCTTGACGCCAAACTGTTCCGCGGAGAAGCTGGAACGCAGGCGACCATTGAAGTGACGAACGTCAAAGACGTGTCGCTCACGCTCGAATCCGGCGAGGCCGACGTCACCACCCGTGCCGCCCAGGGCTGGAAGCTGAGCGCAGCTACCCTCAAAGAAGCCTCGCTCGAAATCAATATCCTGTACGACACGGAGGATGAGGACTTCCTTGCGTTCAAAACCGCCTATTTCACGAACACGCCGATGTCCCTGTTTGTCACGGACGGAGCCGCCACTGCACACGGTCTGGATGCGGATTTTTCAATCACCGGCTTTACTGTGGAACAGAACCTCGAAGAAGCCGTGTCCGTGAAGATCACGGCAAAGCCGACCGCATCCGGTCGAGCTCCGGCATGGGTGTAATCAGTTACAACAAAACCATTTCTTTGCTGATTCGGTCTCCGAACGAATAATCCTTCAAAGAAGTAAGAGGGAATACGGCAATCTTTCTTTCCAGGAATTGCTCCAAATCATCCGTCAGAGCACCCAAGTCACTCAGAGAGGCATCCTTGAACTCTGCAACGAAGTTCAAATCGTTCTGTCTTGAACAGGAACCGAAAAGATACAATTTGAGTGCCTTGTGGTTGCGGGCAATTTCATAGATCTCATCTTTCTTTTTCCGCAAGTCTTCAACTTTTTCCTGCTGTTTTCGTTTGAAGTCATCCAATGCTTTTACATACTCTTCAAGTTGGGAGATAGCCAGATGAGCTTCTTTTGCATCTTTTTTGGCAATACTCCAAACCGCCTTTTGGTCAACGCCAAAATAATGGTGCGACAGGACATCCCGGAAACGGGCGATGTGAGACCACGGAATCTGAGGATGCTCATTGCAAAACTGGCTGGAAAGGTTCTTGACGGATTCACCCAAATTCTCAAATTTCCGGGCAACAGCATCCTGACGCATTATCTCTATCAGGAATTCTTCCTCAGAGCAGGACGTGTAAAACAGGATGTCGGACAGAGCATCGACTATGTTGAGAAGAAAGAACGAATCATCGTATTTCTTCATAAGACAACGGCCTCACTGAGCACGTTGTCCCGAAGATACGGATTGAGACCGCGTCGTGAAACGACATCGACTTTGCAGTTGAGGAGTGCTTCGTATTCATCCTGTAAATCCATCAGGTCGAACAGAGAAGCTCCTTTTTGCAATTCGACAAGGAAATCAACGTCGCTTTCCGGAGTCTCTTCTTTGCGGGCGCAGGAACCGAACACATAAACCTTATCGGCTTTGTGCTTTCTGGCGATTTCGTAGATTTCGCCTCTTAAACTGCGCAGTCTGTCGAGCTGGCACATGTTTTTGGTCTCCTGCGTAAGAAATATTTTTTCGGTTCAACATCTATAATTTAGACCGAATCGAAGAAAAGTCAAATCACTTTCGAAAAGAAGGAGTTTTTTCTTTGAAAACATTCCGTGACAACAAACGGCGCGTCTGGACGCTCGAAGTCAACGTCGCCGCAATCAAACGAGTCCGTGGGCTCTGCAAGGTCGACCTGAACAGCATTGTTGAAGTCGATGCCGAAAACCGACCGACCGCGCATCTGCTCGAACAGTTATCCTCCGATCCTGTTCTGCTGGTGGATGTGCTGTATGCCATCTGCAAACCGGAGGCGGACAAGCTCGGCGTGAGCGATGAAGACTTCGGCGAAAGCATGGCTGGAGACGCCATCGAACAGGCAACCGAAGCCCTGCTGGACGAGATCGTGGATTTTTTCCCGTCAGCGAAGCGTCAAGTCATGAAGAAAATTCTGAACGCGACGCGAAGATTCGAGGAAATCGCGAGGACGCGGCTCGACCGGATTCTGCAGGACGAGCAGTTCGAGGCAAAACTGGTCTCAAGCCTGGAACAGTCGAACGTCTCGTTTGGGACTGCGCCGGAATCCTCGGAATAGATCCGGGACCGCTCACGCTTCGCGAACTCGTCCGCATGACCGAGGCGAGAGGACGCTTTGAGTGGGGACAGACCGCTTCGCTGCTTGCCATGATCGCGAACATCCTCCGCGATCCAAAGAAAACGAAGGCCGTGAAACCGGCCGATTTCAATCCGTACAACGTAAAACCAAAAGCAAAAATGCCAGTCAGCATCCTACGGGATATCTGGTGCAAGGAGACGAAAAATGAGCACGGCAACAGGGGAAGTGAAAGCGGGAAGAGCCTATGTGGAGATTCTGCTGAATCAGACACCGCTTGAACGGGGACTGAAGCAGGCCCAGAAGAAGATCAAGGCGTTTGGGGAGAGCCTGATCGGGATCGGGAAGAACATGCTCGCGGTCTCCGGTATCATGGCGGCTCCACTGGCGTTCGCCACGAAGGGATTCGCGGATTTCGATGATGCCATGCGGATGGTCAAAGCCGTCAGCGGCGCGACCGATGCTGAGTTCAAGAAACTGACGGCGACAGCGGAGAAGCTCGGACGCGAAACGTCCTACACGGCGAAACAAGTCGCCGAGGCAATGACGGCCATGGGGCGTATGGGGTTCAAGCCAGACGAAATCCTGTCGGCTGTTCCCGCCGTGCTGAACCTTGCCCGTGCCACGGGAACCGAGCTTGGCGAAGCTGCCGAGATCGCCGCAAACAACATGCGCGTCTTCGGGATTGAGACCTCGAAGATGTCGAATGTCGCCGACATCCTGACGGCCACGGCGAACGGATCGGCGCAGACGCTGTCCGACCTCGCAGAGGGACTGAAGATGGCTGGCCCCCAAGCGGCTGCCGCGAAGGATAACATCGTGAACGTGTCCGGTGCTTTGGGGGTGCTGGCGAACATGGGCATCAAAGGTTCGCTTGCCGGAACCGCTCTCCGCAAGGCGTACAGCCAGTTCGCAAAGACCAAGGTTCAGGACAAGCTCAAAGACATCGGCGTGGCCACCACGGATGCGAACGGGAATCTCCGGACCATGCCGGACATCATCGCCGACATCGCCAAGCATATGAACGCCCTGCCGACAGCCCAACGCTTGGGTTTTGCCGAGGAAATCTTCGATCTCCGCGGCTCCCTTGCCGGACTTCAGCTCGGCGGGAATGTGGAACAGATGGATGCGTTCATTACCCGCCTGAAAACCGTGAACGGGACCGCCGCTGACACGGCACATGAAATGGATGCCGGGCTCGGTGGCGCGTTCCGAATCTTCATGAGTGCGGTGGAAGGCTGTCAGCTTGCCATCGGACGCATCATCGGCGAGGCTCTGACCCCTTATATCAATAGAATATCAGGGGTTCTGAACCAGGTTGCCGAGTGGATCGCCGCCCACAAAGAGGTGGTTATCATGGCCGTCAAGGTCATTGCTGGAATCGCTGGACTCGGAGCCGCCTTGATCGCCGCCGGAGTTGTGCTCAAGCTCATGGCACTGACGGTCGGAGCACTCTCCACGGCGTTCTTCGTGCTGAAGACTGCCGTGCTAGCTCCGGCCGTCGCGATCCAGGCGCTCATCGGGATGTTTGGTTTGCTCAAAGTATCAATGATTGCGGTCAAGGTCGTTTCGCTCGCCATGTGGGCGGCGATCACGTCTCCGGCGTTCCTCGTGGGGGCGGCTCTTGCGGGCGTTGTCGCCATCGTCTGGCAGCTCACCGGTGCGTGGGACGCCTGCAAGGCCGGAGCCACGGAATTCGCGGGCGACTTCGCGGAAGCCTTCTCCTCAATCAAGGACATTGCCGGGGAGACGTGGGAGACAATCAAGACCGCGTTCATGTCAGGCGACCTTGCGGGCGCGGCCAAGGTTGGTCTGGCGGCTCTGAAGCTCGCCTGGCTGACCGGGTTGCAACCGCTGAAGAAAGCGTGGGGCAAGCTCAAGTTGTTTCTCGCGGACAGCTGGACGGT